TCTCCGTTCTCATCCTCTTGGACTTCGAGAATGTAACTCATTTTGATTCAAGCAATTTCTCCATTAGCTTATCAAGCTTATTGTTGATTTGATTGAAGTTGTCGTGCATTTGCTGGATTTCTCTTAGGAAGTCTACCTTAAGAACGTACTCTAAAGGCATGCGTTTTAAGTCGTCTTCCAAAACGTCAATCCTTCGTTTCTGCGAACCGATGTAATTAAAAGCTTGCTGGATCTGGTCGTTTTGTCTTCCAAGAATTTTACCTGCAACCCAACTGCCACCGGTAATAGCGGATACAACGGCCGTTAAACCGATAGCAATATATTCAGGCCCCACGACCAAATTCGCTTTTTTCTAATTCTAAGGTTTAATAATCGACGTGTAGTTTTCCTTTGCGCATTAATCCGTTAATCATCCAGACCAAAGCATCAACGCAGTCATCATGACTGCTCACACCAAAATTAGTCAGCTCTTCAAACATCGCGGTAAAGTTGCGGTAGCGATTGAAGATTAGTTTGCGATCTTCAAATAAACCCATGCACCCACGAAAACGTGCCAACTTATCAGCGCGGAATCCTTTGACGGGATGCCAATTCAAGTTGTAAAGGCTCTCATTGGTTAGACATACGCGTTTAAAGTCAGCCTCCAAGGAAGCCTGGTACTGCACTGCTTCTGAATAAATGTCGCACGTTGAATATGTTGGGTAGTAATTGCCATTCTCATCTTGCCCAAGGATGTTCCAGTCGTTGAGAAGCTCTTTAAGCGCATCAAGTTTCTCAAGGTTTCCCATGACACGTAATCGACGATAGTCGATGACATGAATGCGATCTCCAATGCGACCACCCAATACCATGACAGTGTAGTCATTCTTCTCCTTGGTGCCCGCCGATAAGTCAACGCCTACCGCAAGACAATCAAATTCAGTTGCAATCTCCGCTTTAACAATCAGTTCTGGTGCCAGAGATAATTCATTCTGCCTGACGACTTGATTCATGTACTGAAAAGAAAACGCAATTGGTGCTTGTCGTTTCTTCTCTTTTAGGTAATCAAGTGACCACATATCTGGCCAATACGATACTTCTTCTCCCGTCTTGGGATCAGTAAGGATGGCAGATAACACAATCTGAAGCCAATTGTTTTGCGTGTTAAATGTCGTTGCATGAATGTCATCATGTCTGAAGCGAGTACCAAGGCATATAGCCCTGGCTCCTTCAAACATCGTTGGTGCAATCACAGCATTCCAGTTGTCCTGCATCTGTTTACGAATGTCAGGGTTGGAGATGTCTGCGGCTGATTTGATAGCGTCATCAATGATCACCAGATGTGAACGCTTGGAGGTCACCGAGCCTTTGAGACCTGCGGCACAGAGTGTAAATTGTTCTTCACCCGTGGTATCAATGCCAGCGAACTTGTGATCAATAGACCAGTACTCATTACTGGTTACGTTCTTGAGAAGGCGTACGGTTGGGAATACTTCTTGATATCGCTTGCTTTCAATGATGCGTTTAATGTTTGCTGACTTAGATCGTGCGATGTCAACTGTGTAAGAAAGATAAAGAATCTGCAGTGGCTTCTTGGCTTGTGTGTGAAGACCAATAGCCCATGCTGTAAACAAACCTAAGATTGTGGACTTAGCAGATCCACGTGGTGCCAGAAGATCAACATTTGGTCCTGCAATTTTTAAAAGACACGCACTATCTTCGCCTGTAACAAAGTGACGATGCCATTCTTTGTGATGTTGAGCCGGAGGTTTGTCCGCAACATAATCACAAAAATACCCAAAGTCTTCTCTTGCTTTTTTTAAAGACTCAAGATTACGTGGTACACGAATTTGTTGCCTACGTGCAGCAGCTTGCGCGTTACGTCGATATGCAAGATGTTGATATGCAGGCACGATAAGTAATCAGCTAATAACTGAATACTACTTCATTCGTTGACGTTTTTGTTTTTCCTCTTCTGTACCTGGTACTGGCGTGCCTTTTCCAAAGCTGCTTGGTGCTTGTCTTTGTCCGACATTGGACTGTTGTCCTGGTTGCGGGCTTCCCGTTCCTTTAAGTGCGCCAGGATTTGGGGAAGTTGCTGGCGGTTGGTTTCCATTCTGTTCATTACGTGTTTCTGCAACAGCGCTCAATACTCTTGCGCCTTCGGCTGCAGGACTTTTAGCTTCGCCACCAATGGGTGCTCCTTGTAATTCACGACGTCCACCAAAACGATTACGATTTTCTTGCAACCTTTGTACAGCGGCACCAAGGCTACCAGCAAGCATTGCGTCGTTCCCTTGGTTGGTAGTTGGTTGTGGTGAATTCATCATATGTGTATTTTAACTTAACTGTCTTCGTATTGCATTTTGGCCCAAATACTCATGGACGCTTCTTCCAAGGGAATTTCAATTGGGTCATCCTTGAAGATAATTTGTAATTCACGTAGGGCACGATCTGCACCAGCCATTAGCAATCCTTTGCGATCACGGCTAGATGTGAATAGTTCGATCTGTGCAATGGTGCCACGTAATTCTTTTTGCATACCAGCGATACGTGCCACGCCAGCATCACGTTTGACAACGCCGTTATCAACGTCTTCTCGTAACTTACGAATGTCTTCCTGCATCTCCTCAATTTCATAGAGGAGTTTCTTGCGATGATCAGGTTTTTTGTAATGGGATTTAACCCATAAATCACACGCAGAAATACTACCTCCATAGCCAAGGAATCTGGCATAGAGGTAGCATTCAATCACCGAGAAAGTTTCCTCGGCAAAACTACAAAACGCATCCTGATCTGAAGACGTTAAGTTGTCGACCCATTGGTCAAACAACTCAATATCGATAGCCTCGTTGCGCCTGGTTGTAGTCTCTGGCTTCTTCTGTATCTTTGAATTGCTGGCCTTGCTCTGCGGAAGTGCGTTGTTCAGACGCACCTTTGCCGATGGTTTCGCGTTCTTGGGTTCCAGCATCTTCTAATTTTTTCTTGGAGAAACTATAAGCCACTTCAGCGGCCTGTCGATATTTGTCAATATCAAACGGGTCGTCCTCGGTTGTTTTATTGACTTGGCCGGGAGGCAACGTTGTCATGGCTTATGGTTTTCTTAAATCAGAAGTTGGACATCATGCTGGCAAGACCTTGCTGGAAGATGTCACGACGACCTTCAACAGACTTTTGACGTTGCTGACGACCTTTCGATCCTTCAAGGCGACTAAGAAGTGCCTCGAAATTGTTTAGATCAAAATTAGTTGCCTTATCAGTGCCGGAAGAACCAACGCCTGCATTATACGCGGCTAATTTTTCAGCATCTGTCATGGTGCCATCTGGATTAGGCATAATCTGTCTCCCTAAAAAAATTGGGTATGTAAGTATTATAAACAGACTTAACCAAAAGCAATGCCAAGGAGGTTGTACATTTTTTGATTTGCATCCATCCTGGCGATATCTTTGTCTGCTTCTGTCTTAAGCCCCATTGTTTTGAAGTCCCACACACCTTTGGCTTCTACGTTTTTAAGCGAGTAGCTACCTTCAATCTCTGCTACGTCTTTTAAGCCGGCGTTAATGATGTTTTGGAGGGACGCTTTTTTGTCGCCCTCGATTGTGGCAACAGCTTGCCGCCAACGCTCTTCGGAATCCGTAGCGTACTTAGTTCCTTCAAGCTGACGGTCATAGCCGTAGTTAGATGCAGCGGCATTGATCTTTGCGATCTCTTGATTAGATAATCCTCGAATTCTTTCACTTTCAGTAGCAGCACCTGCTTGAATTCCGCCAAGTTCTATTTGTAGATTGGCATATTTATCCCAAGGGAATTCTGCATTGGTAACTTGAATACCTGTTGCTTCTGTTCCGGATCCACTGCCAGACCCAGTTTGGTTGACAGTGTTTACATTTTGATTGTAGTAATTTTTCCCACTGGTGTTTAAAGAACCTCCTTTGTTTAGTATTGTTTCTTTTAGATCGGAAAGCGGTCTACCAGTTGCTGCTGAAATTTTTTCAAATTCACCATAGCCTACTTTATTGCCAACGTCAAACTTTTGACCGCCAATTTCAATTTTTGTTGATTTTTGCTGTGCCATTAGTTATTACCTACGCGTTTAAAACGGGTGTACCATATCTACCTGTTAGTCTACCAGAGGCGTCTCTCTCTGGTGTACCAAAGATATCAGCAAGCATCTGTTGGTTCGGTGACATTACTTTACCACTGGCAATCATATTAGATTTTAGTAGATCACCAAATGCTGCGGCACTTCTTACTTTTTGTGCTTTAGCTTGATCTACAAAACTGTCGTACTCTTCAGGTGTAAACCCAATGCCTTGTGTGTCAAATAAACCTTTTGCGGTAGCTTGGTAGCTATCACCGTAATAGTCAATAGGTTTTCTGTAACTTTTGGCTAAGCGTTTGTCAATAAACTCAGGGTTGGTGTAGCGGCCTGCAAGTCCTTCAAGATATGATTCAAACGATCCTCGATCACCATCTGCTAAATATTGTTTAGCTTTATTAATAGTTTTACGTTTTTCAAGAGGAGAAGCTTTTACTTGATCAAACGCATATTGCTGGAGTTCTTTTTCCCTTGGAGTTAAACCATATTCAAGAGCATCGCCACCGCCACCAAAACCGCCTGTAAGGCCACCAAATAAAGCGCCTGCTGCTGCGCCCCAGGGACCACCGATCGCCATGCCTGACGAGGCACCTTGCATAATACCGCTACCAGCTCCCGCAAGGTTAAAGCCTGACATAATAACTACGCTCTCTTTCTCACTATTTTAAGGTGTTTATGTTTAAGTATTCAAGAAGCCGCTAAGCCTGCCGGCTAATTTCGGTACATTCATCATTTTCATTTCTTGCCTATACCTTGGATTATCCACACGCTGCCCTGCGATTACATCAGGAATTCTAAACGAATCAGCAATGCCTATATTACGTTCAATTAAATCGGAACCAAAGTTGGCATCCCGCATGTCTGCCAGGAAGTCAAGATAGTCTTGACCCGCTTTAGTTCCTTGCTGATTGCCAAACGCTTGGATACCCATATTGGCCAAGTTACCAAGGCCTTGTACAGCGCCCCAAGATAAACCACCGCCTCCCAAAGCATTTGCTGCTGCACCGCCGCTATAATCAGCAGTTACTCCACCACCTGAAGGCAATCCAGAAATGTTGCCGGCTTGAAAAGGCTGGTTAAAATCAAAACTTTGCGTACCCGTAATATCGTACGTTCCTAACGGTGCGTTAAAATAATCAGCTTGATTTGGCAATCTAAAAGAATTGGCCATTTGTATTTTCCTCAGACGTCAAATTTAAGTATACTGCCGCCGGAATCTTGGAACCGTTTGGTTCTATTGGCTCGCATTTCTTGAATCACAGGATTGATGAAGTCAAACTTACGTGCCATCGCTTCAGCATAAAGCTCCGGCAACTTTTGCTGCATGGCAAAAATGTGACCCTTCATTGCACGCTCAGATGCTTTGTCCGCTAGTTGATTCATTGGATCAACATAAGCTTGTGCTTGCATACCAACAATGCGAGGATCGTTAGAAAGCGATGTCTGCATTTGTTGGTTTTTAATCAGATTCATTGCTACAGACATTGGATCTTTTGGATCAATTGGAGCATTGGTTCCGTACAAATCTTGGTACTCTTTAACAATGTCTGAATACCTACCAGCAAGATTTGGATTCCCGCTGCCTTCTCCTGAAGCAGTGCGCCAATCGCCATAAGGTTGGCTCATGAACCCAGCTTGGCCCCCTCCTCCAAATAACCCACTAAGTGCGCCTAACATAATCAGTACCTATTAGAAAGTAATGTTGGGAGCTTGAAGAACTGAGTTAGCGTAGGGTGCAGCAGTCATCATTTCACGGAGATTCTGACCTGCTTGGGTTTGTGCTCCAAGAGCTAATTTACCCGTTGTTGCCATGCTACCAAGCATTGCAAAGTTTTGACCCATGGCATTCATGATTTGCTGCTGACGCACAACATCGTTATTGCGCTGTTGTTCAATCAGTGGCGCCATTGATTGCGCAAACTCTCGTTCTTTATCGTAACTAAAACCTAAGATATCCTTGACTCCTGCACGTTCTGCATTCATCATTTGGATTTGGCCTTCGTTACCAATCTTACGCAGTTGCTCTAAGCGACCTAACTGTGTAGAGAAGGCGTTAGGATCTCCTTCACCGGTTTTTCGTTGACGATCCTTTTGGATGGCTGCAGTTGTTAACTGTTGTGTTCCTAAGCCAAGGAGTGGTGCAACCATTTGCAGAACTGCACCTTTACCACCGCGAACAGAACGACCCGCCGCACGTGTTAATGCAGTAACACCTAAACCTGCAGCGGCACCACCGCCGACAGCATATGGGTTACCGCCTTCGGTGTAATCCTGGAAAGCGGCAACAGCAGGTGCTAAGTAACCAAGTCGTCCAA